AAACATTCAACTAATCCATCGGTAATGCATGGTATGCAGATCTATATGGAAAATGATCAAAGATCTGCATTTAATCATTTTATTTCATATCATCCTAATAGAAAAAAATTAAAAAAGGTATATCAGTGTTCTAGTTTAAAAGTTTTAGAAAAAGATGTAAACTGGGATTTAGTATATATTGATGGTCTACATTCATATGAAAATGTGAGGCAGGAATTAAATTATCTAAAAGATGTAAAGATGTTATGTGGAGATGATTATCATCCATTTCATAAAGGTTGTATGCAAGCAATTGATGAGTTTAAACAAAAATATCCAGAAAGAACTTTTTATCACGATCCTTTTGATACAGATTCAGGATTTTGGTCAAGCACAATAATGAGGAAATAATTATGAAATGGATGATTGTTGCTGTAATGGCTTTTGTATATCCAAATGGATCGAAAGATTATTACCTCTGGCCAGAACCATCGTTTGATTCGATGGAGCAATGTATGGCCTTTGGAAGACTGGCTAAGTCAGAACTGATTGCAAAGCTTAATTTAGAATATCCTAATAAAGAGATCGAAATGATCTCTTGTGTAGACTTAGATATAGTAAACGATATTCTTGCTAAAAATATTTTAGATGATGATGGTAGCATTTGAAAAATAAGGAAATCAAATGAATGTAAGATTAATTAGTTATAGTAAGCCACCGCGAATGGTGCAAATTATAGAGGAACTTGACCCACATGGAGACAATCTCGAAGAACTCGTTGCGTATTGCGCCCGTGTATCCAATCCATCGAATCAAAACAACACAGCAACATCTAAAAAACTTTTGCGGTATCTCGCCAGGGAAAAACATTGGTCTCCGTTTGAAATGGTTTCTGCTTGCCTCGAGATAGAAACAACAAGAGATATTGCAAGACAAATACTACGACACAGATCGTTTTCATTTCAAGAATTTTCACAAAGATATGCTGAGCAAACGGAGTTTACTCATTTTAGAGATGCTCGTATGCAAGACCATAAAAATAGACAAAACAGTATTGAAACTGATAATGCTGATCTAAAATACGAGTGGTTAAAAAAGCAGGCTGAAGTTGCTGTTGCAGTTAAAGATGCTTATAATTGGGCACTTGAAAATGGTATAGCAAAGGAACAAGCAAGAGTAGTACTACCAGAAGGTAATACTAGCTCTCGATTGTATATGAATGGTACTCTTCGTTCATGGATGCATTATATCGAATTAAGATCCGGTAACGGAACTCAAAAAGAACACCAAGAAGTTGCTATTGAATGCGGCAAGGTGTTATCAACTATTTTTCCAATTATGGAAGAATTCATTAACTAGAAAGGTACAATGATGATCAGATCATCTCTCAAAGGGTTGACAGCCCTTATCCTGTCACTGTTTCTATTTTCTACAGCACATGCTGATCCAGTCAAAGTTGGATTTGTATATGTCGGACCAGTTGGCGACCACGGTTGGACATATATGCACGATAAAGGCCGACAGGCAGTTGTTGAAGAGTTTGGCGATGCAGTCGAAACCTCATACATTGAAAGTGTAAAATATGGCCCTGATTCTGAAAGAGTAATTAGGGAAATGGCACAATCAGGCTTTGATGTTATCTTTGCTACATCGTTTGGATATATGGATCCAATGCTTAAAGTTGCAAAAGAATTTCCTAATGTAAAATTTGAGCACGCAACAGGATATAAGACTGCAGATAATATGGCAGTTTATTCGTCTAAGTTTTATCAAGGTAGATATATCCAAGGCGTAATTGCTGGCCACATGAGTGAGGCTGGTAAAGCAGGATATATTGCATCATTCCCTATTCCAGAAGTTATTCGAGGTATCAACGCATTTTACCTTGGTGCAACAAGTGTAAATCCAAATTTTGATATTGATGTAGTTTGGGTGAATACGTGGTATGATCCAATTAAAGAAGGTGATGCAGCAAGAGTATTAGTTGGTGCAGGTGCTGATATTATTACGCAGCATACCGATTCGCCTGCAGCATTACAAGTTGCTGAAGAGGCAGGTATTATGGCTTTTGGCCAGGCATCTGATATGATTCAGTTTGCACCGAATACACAACTTACTTCCATTCTTGATGACTGGGGTCCATATTATGTCGACAGAGTACGAGCAGTAATTGACGGCACATGGGAATCAGCTGATACTTGGGGAGGTATGGATACTGGAATGGTAGCTATGGCACCTTATACAAATATGCCTCAAGACGTTGCAGAAATAGCAATGGGACTAGAAGAAGCAATTACTCGCGGTGTACTTGATCCATTTGGTGGTGAATTCAGTGATGGTGAATTACTTAGTATGACTGATTATCTCCCTGGTATTGACGCCATTAAACCTTAACGAAAAATGCGCCCTTATTGGGCGCATTCTATTTGGCTCTGGAGGATGGATTCGAACCACCACGTCTTACTAAGACAATAGGGAAACAACCTATCGCGTCTGCCTTTTCCGCCACTCCAGATTATAATTACCATCTCTATCGTAGTGACGACAATTGTAAAAAGCATAATCAATAGATGCAATATAACCATAACCTTTTGAGGTTAAGTGTTTATACCACCAAAAGAAATCTTTAATTTTCTGCATGTTTATCAAGAGCAGCAATCATTCTTGTCATACCAATTCCACCACCAACACGTGGGAAGAAATCAAATTTAAGAAATTCTTCTAGCTCTGCTACGACTCTTTCTTTTCCAAATAAATCGAAAAGTAAGTTAGCATAAGCACCATCAGTAATTGTATGGAATGTATCACGCATTTGTTCTACGTCTGTTGATCTTTCTGCTGAACCGATTGTCTCCATACCACCAAGTATTACATCAATCTTTTTCGACGTATCACCTTGTTCGTATCTGGACATATTCCAAAACGGAGACGTAAACTCTGGAAAATCTGTAATCATTGTAGATCCAAATTTATCAAACATAGCATTTTCGTGTTCGGCTTTCAGTTCACCATCATAACTAAAATGTTGCTGCCATTCGTAATAGGTCTTTTCTGTAGGTTCGTCAAACCCTAAATATTGACATAATTCATACTCCATCGATTTTAAATCATCAATTGTTCCTGGGAACTCAAACTCAAACATAGGGAAAATAATATCATGTCTTCCAGGTATGGCATTTGGTTCTTGTCTATATGACGTGGAAACACAAAAAAACCCCTTTGATTCAGGGGCTGATAATAATTCATGTTCTAACCACATCTGACCGGTTTGGGGTAATGGCCAAACCTCTCCAGCATAGTTATATGTTGCAACGTTAAAAGGATCTTCGCAAGCAGCTAATATCGATAGTCTATTTTGCGTATGTACTTCGAGAAAACCTTTGTCTAAAAAAAAGGACCTTAAAAGGCCCACGGTATCTGTAAATTTCTGAGGTGGTATAAGTTGTGTCATTGTCTTTCCTTTTTCAAATTCAAATTATATTATATATACATTTTTTTACAATAAAATGAAAAAAGGGGGTTTACAATCCAAAATAACTATGGTAGAATAGATATACAAAATAGGAAAAGAGGAGTTACCTATGTTTATCAAAGAGAATTTCGTCAACGATGGTCCTTACCTTCGGTACCGCACCGATGAGGCACCATATGGCAAGATCGTAGGTCGTTGGAAAAATGGACGTGGTTTCATTACAAAGGCCATCTTCAAAAATTGGTTAGTCAAGTCCGGTCTATCCCCCAAGGCTTACTTCGAAGCCTTTGATAAGGGTCATGCACCTCTTGACATTATGCGTCATCTCGATCGTAAATTCTTCGATGCTAAGCGCGCAGCTTGGAACAAAAAGATATACGATCAAGGCTATCAGCAATGGAGAAATTCAAATGGGTAAAGTAAAAGCTTGGATCATGGACTTGGAAGATGAATTCATTGACAAGTGCGAAAAGATTGCTCTTGAAAGTGAAAGCTACATGGAATACTGCGAACGTGCTGTTCTCCATGATGATCTTGTTAAGCATCTCGATGAATACGAAGTTAGTGGTCTAATGGAACACGCTTGGAACGAAGCATGGGAGAGATACCAATGAAATGGATTATCCTATCAATCGTAGCTCTTACAGTTGCATTCTCTGAAGAAATCCTTGCAGCAGAACCAAACAAATCAGATTTTGATCAAGAGATCGAATGTCTTGCACAGAACATGTACTGGGAATCGCGGAACCAATCGTTTCGCGGTCTCCTTTCAGTTGGTAATGTTGTTATGAACAGAATGGCAGATGATCGCTTTCCAAATACTGCATGTGAAGTTGTACATCAAGCTGTTATGATTAAATCTTGGAAAACAGGCGAATATATACCAAAAAGAAATCAATGCCATTTCTCTTGGTACTGCGATGGAAAGGCAGAGGTAATACCTGCAGCAGATAAGCAACTTTATGAACTAACACGTTCGATGGCATTTAAAATTTACACCGGTTGGTTTGACGATATTACAAACGGTGCAACACATTACCATGCCTATTATGTTCGTCCTGACTGGGCAGAAACAAAAACACCAACTGTGCGAGTCGACGCGCACATATTCTACAGATGGGAAAAATAATGTCATATTTTGAAGAAGAAAACAAACCCGACTATAAGTTCGAAGAAGATGTCTATGTCGATGAACTTATGGACTATATTACTGGAACCTACGGAACACATTATTCACGGAATAATTTCCAAGCCACTGAATTTATTATCGATGGCGGCCACGGTTCAGGTTTCTGTATTGGAAATATTCTTAAGTACGCACAGCGTTACGGAAAGAAGGGTTCTGTTCAAGACGCTCGGAAAGACTTAATGAAGGTTTTACACTATGCGATAATTCAGCTTTATGTACATGACCTTCAGAATTCCGACCAAGACGACCATTCATAATTGCAATATTCATCTTAATGCGAGAAACTTTATCTTCCAGATCCCCATAAGGTTCTGGAAGACCATGTTGTTCTCTCATTTGTATTAGTCTTAATCTTAAGGGATCAATCATATATTTGTATCCCTGTACCTTCTTTTATATATTTAGGAAGACAGTAAGCAGTAGCTCTATCACGTTTGTCCATTACCGCATAAGTCGAATATCTTTTTGATAACTCTTTTGCGAAAAAGTTACATCTTCTTACATCACGAAAATACATATCACTTGATATTAACCTACGATCGTCACCTATTCCTAAATAGACCATTAACAAAAATGCATGTATCATCTCATACTTCTTTCAAGAGCCTCCATTATATCTTGTATAGTTTCTTTTTTGCCTCTCGGTGAATATTCACACTCGAATTGACGAACGCACAATTCAAACTTTGGAACAGATAGTTGTTCATATGTACCATTTGCTCCTCTATATATACAAAATTTAGTATCGCCATATACCTTTTTACCGGCAAGACGACAAGTAGTAAATTCTTTTTTCTGTAATAATCCCCATCTAAATTTTTGTTCTTGCGTTGGTTCTACAGCATGGGCAGCAAATGCAATAAATGATAGAAAGAAAATAAAAAATAAAATAAGTAGACTGTTACCTATACGTACATACCACTTCATTAAATATGGCCTGTATGTCTAAGTAAAAATATAAACCCAATTAAAGTAGCCATACAAAAAACACCAAAAAAGATAATAGCAGTTACTTCTATAAAATGTTTCCTTCGTTCTCTCTGCCTATATAATGTTTCTTGCCGTTGTTTTCTAATCCGGCCTTCCATACGAACTAATTCATCCCAGGCTGATTTACCCATGGTAAACCCAATAAAGTTTCTAAGTTCTTCTCTCTGCTCTTTTGCTTTTTTGTTTGCTATAAAAATTTGTAAAGCCTCAGCTTCAGCTGATTGCCCTGCAAAAAGTTTCTTGAATATAGGAGGATTTTTTGCTTCTTTCTCAGCTTGCTCCATATCTGAAAGACATGACATCCACCTACCTATGTCACCAGCCATTTGTTCGATATCTCTACCGATCTGGAAACCTTTTTTGATTGTATTAAAAGCCGCAGTTGCAGTTGCAGCAGCAGTAACTGGATCTAGCATTTTTACCTCATTCGCTCTCTACTATTTATCATTTTGAACATATTAATAGGTTTACAAGACCAGATAAATGTGGTATAATATAAATAACAATGAAGATGTTAGAGGGTAGACAGGACCGGGGGGCAGTACCCCGCGCCTCCACCAATATACATTACGGTGTATGCTTATGGGGGCGAAATAGGATCGACTGATGCTTGAGTCTTCAAAGTAGTAAATGCAAACGATAACTTTGCACCTGTAACACTCGCAGCGTAGTGTTACCGGGCTGGTCACTTGCCTCGGAACAGAAAAGTGACACTTAATTAGGAGATACATATGTTTGATAAGTTTGTAAGAAGAATGGGTATGAAAACTGAAACCGGGTGGGATGATCCAACGGTGGTAGGTTTTGTAGTAATATGGAGTGTTTTTGGATACGGAATTTATTTAACAGTAGATGCACTCATAAATAGATTCTTTTAGAAAGGTAAAGATATGAGAGAATTTGTATATAATAGTTGGAACCAGATTATGGATGCAGAGGTTAATCCGCTTCGTAATATCCCTGACTTACACGTTAGACATATGATTATGCAGGTATTGGCTTTTATGTGGTCAACTGTATTTTCTATCGCTATAGCAGAGAGTGTGTATGCATTTGGTATTAGTGCCATTGTACACGTTTTGTTTATTGCTGCAGTCGTAATTACTGTTGCAACATTTAAGATTGCGGAAAGAAACCCGCAAGCTTTTAATTTAAGGCCCGGATATCACAGTGTAAGTCGTACAAGGCATACCATGTGGATTAACGGTGAAAAAGTTGTTCTGCCTAACGGAGATCCTGGCGGCGAACATGAATAGGAGAATAGAATGGCTATTTTAGCAGTAGTAACAACCATGTTATTTTTAACTTCAAATGCGGAATTTTTTCAAGTTTCTGAGCAACAAAGAAGTGAAGGATACCGATGGGAACTTGTAGGTAAAACAGAAGCTTCTGGTACGCCTGCAATTACAATTCAACCCGATTATGGGAATGAATGGATTTTATATAGATTGGAAAAATAATGAAAGCCTTTTTAGCTGCTTCGGTGGCAATTATGATTGCTGTTACAGCACAAGCTCAGCCTATAATGAGAAATAAGCCTATCCAATGCGCACCGCCTATTGATATAATAAATGAATATATCTTACCGTTCGAACTGGATGTAATGTATATTGCAGTAGCAAATATTGTAACTCAGATGCGAACACAAGAACTTGCTGCGGTATCGTTTTGGATGAATGTTCAAACTGGTAAATTTCTTATGCTTGAAGGTAACAGCGAAGAAACTTGTGTTCTTTCACTAGGTGATCGAATGGATTTTAGTGTTGAAAGCGACGAAGTCTTAGAAATGTATTTACAAAACACAATGTAGTTACTTAATTTTGTACCACTCTTCTAGATCTTGATCCTCTTTATGCATATATTTACTAATGCATGCAATTATAACTTTTTGGTCTTCATGTCCTATTACAACCCAATCATTCGATCCGGAAGGCGATCTCACTATGTCGCCTTTTTTTAAAATTGCGTGTCCTACTTTGTCCATTAAGTTCATAGGATCTCCTAACTTTTTTTCATTTTAGTGCATTTTTTTATTTACTTTTAAAAAAATGTATGGTATAATATTTATATAAAATGGAAAAAGAGGAAGAGACAATGGTCAATCTCGTAAAAGTAACCTTCGCTATCATGGGCATGTTAATGGTAGCATCACTTCCAATCCTTCTTGTGTGGTAATAGGAGATATATAAATGGCACATATGGTAGAAACAATGGCATACGCAGGCGAAGTTCCATGGCATGGACTTGGCGAAAAAGTTTCGAACGATCTAACACCAGTCCAAATGATGGATAAAGCTGGACTGAATTGGAAAGTTCGTGAACTTGAATCATTCGTTGAGTTCG